CATATATATTGAGGGGGGAGGCGGGGGGAGGTGCCCAGGGAGGTGCCCAGGGAGGGGCCCGAAAGGCTTGCAAACAAAGGGAGGGAGGTAGGGGAGGTGCCTTTTTTCATATTAATTCCATGGAATACATTTCCCAGGAGACGCAATGCCATTTTTGGCACCTCCCTGGGCCTCCCTGGGCTATTTTTGGCCCCTAATTGCCTGATAATTAACGACATAGGAGGGAGGTGGTAGGCACCTCCCTACCCCCCTCCCCCCCCCGTAATTGCCTGATAATCAAATTGTTATGATTTATATTGACTTTTGCTTCCATTTGTCGTTTTTTATTTGTATATTCAGCGCACTATGATAACACGAATGTATCAACCCGAAGAACTCCTGGCTAAATTCAAGGAATATATCCAGTGGGTAGATCAGAATCCATTAGTTAGACACGTTCTGATTCAAAAGACTGGGGATACCGTTGAGGTTCCTCTTGGACGACCATTATCTCATAAAGCATTTTTATTACATGCTAAAATGAGTGCCACTTTATATGCTGCGTATGCAAAATTACCTGAATACGAAGAAGTAATGGAGATAATTAAGAATAGTGTTTATGTGAACAAGTATGAGGGGGCTGCCGTAGGTTTATTCTCTAGCGCAATTATGATTAGAGACCTTGGACTTGCAGACAACATAGTACACACACTTGATGATACTAGAAAATCAATTAGTGAATTATTTCCCAGTGTAGAAGAACTTGACCAATTAAGCTTAGACGTACATGAAACAAATCAACAAGAACTTAGTATTCTTAATTCAAACGGAGCAGAACTCCTTGAAACGAGGAGCCGTGCTAGAGGGCTCGAGCAGGAGCGGGAAAACGATTTCATCAGTTGACTTCTGTATATATATAGGTGCTCGTATAGGTCAAGGATTCGTTATTAATGTTGTTAAAGAAACTTATAATAGTTTTAAAACAACTCTATATCAAGATTATAAAAGAAGACTAACTGATTTCGGATTACCTCAACCCTTTGACTCAAGTAGAGAAGTACCAAGCTTTAGATTTCTCGGAAATCAGATTAATTTAATTGGTGCCGATAATGCAAGTAAAGCTCACGGTATGAGTTGCGATTTTTTATGGGTTAATGAGGGTTTAGATATCACCCGTGAGTTTTTTGACCAGGTTGAAATGAGATGTCGTAAATTTTGGTGGATGGACTATAATCCAAAGGTTACATCACATTGGGTTTATGATTATCTTATACCCAGGGATGATGTTGCTTTCTTACATTCCACATTCAAAGATAACCCATTTATTAGCGATGTAGAGAGAAACAAAATCTTGTCATACGAGGATACTGAGAATAACAGGAGACAAGGTACTGTTGATTTATATAAGTGGCAAGTTTATGGACTTGGGATTAGGGCAGCTATGGAGGGATTGGTTCATCCTAATGTTGTATGGGTTGATGAGTATCCTGAGAATGTAGAAGAGGAAGCATGGGGACTTGACTTTGGTTATTCTATTGACCCATCTGCGCTTGTTAGAGCTGGTGTGATTGGTAATGATTTATACTTAAAGAAGTATTTATATCATCCTACCCCAAACTCTGATATATTAGGAAAAGCATTAGATGTGTGTTTGCCAGAAGATGCTATTGTTTGGTGTGATAGTGCCGACCCTGGAATGATCACAGATTTAAAGGTGGCCGGGTTCCCTGTATATGCAGTTAATAAATTTAGGGGTTCCGTTAACTACGGCAATGGGTTGATAAATCGCTTCAAATTGCATATTGTAAGAGACCCGGATTTTAGGAAGGAGCACGAAAACTACAAATATCGTACTTTAAATGGGTTAGCACTTAATGAGCCAGTTGATGAATTCAATCACCTTTGGGATGCGTCTCGATATGCCGTTACTAGCAGTTTTATGTATTATCACGAGGAGAGGGGATAATTTGGGCTGCCCACTGTGTCAGGGAGGTTGTCCATTCGATTTATTTGATCACTTTCGTCGCATTTGGAGCGTTTTTGGTCCTCGGGAGGTAGTTTATATGCCCGCATATAATGAGCTCGTTTATGGAGCCCGTTTGACCCCGTAATTATGTTAAACGGCATAAAAAAGTCCCAACCGAATTGACGATTGAGACTTGTAATTTAGAAGTTAGACATCTGCAATAATAGCAGCAGCAACAAGACTAGGAGCAAGAAGGTGAGTAGAATCTTGTTGTCTAGTTTGCCGTTCAATGTGAGCTAATTAAAGTGCGTAATTGAGATTCTACTTCTTCCCAAAGCTCATCACTTTGGGGTATACCATACCAGTCAATGTGAACTTGTCCGGTAAGTCTATTAATCGAGTAGGTTCCATCATACTCTTTCTCATCAAATAGAATACAAATCCAGGTATATTCTCGATAGTTTACGAACAACTCAAACTTGGGTATGGGTTGTTCTTCGTGTGGTGGTATTGGATATGCAGTAAATTCCATCATTTTGTTATAGCTCCTTTTATTATTAGTAAAATTACTAGTATATACCAGCCGTAGAAGTAGCAGATGACTATAACAACGACTGTGATTAGAGTGATTTTGATTAACTTATTCATTAGTTCAGATAAACTACTGTGAATAATATACTATCCTCCATGGAAGGACACCAGAACAATACTGGACATTTAAGATATTTATTAGTTTTCATGATACTCTAATTATTATTAAGTCAACAAAATGCAATTGTTCTTTAACTTTTAGTGCTACTATTTGTAGTCTTTCTCCAATATTGAATCCATTAGGGTCCATAATAAGGAAGTCTGAGTCAACAGTTTTGACTTGACTATCATAAGTAGGTGCAAACCAGATACATACAAATTTCATAGTTTTTAATTTAAATAGTTAAACCGCAGTACAAAATTGCACTGCGGTTGTAATGTGCTATGAACAAGGTAACTACCTTAGGCCGTACTTCTTTTCTAAGCCCCAGATGGTATCTGCAATAAACTTCGAGGTGTAGCCAGTTTCAGTGGCCATTTGCTCGCGACTGCAACCTTTTAGCATCAGATCGAATATTACCTGCGTTTTGTTAACCTTTGCTTTAAAGACTAATCCGGCAAGTTTTTCAGCTCTTTCTTTTGCAGCTGCTTCTTTTGCTGCTTCTTTGATTGCAGCTTCTTCAACCTTTAGTTCCTTGACTTTGTCATCCAGTGCTTTCTTTTGTGCAAGGAGTTCTGCAAGCTGAGTTGCTTGCTCTGTTTTGATACGACTGATCTTTTCAGCTAATGTTTCAACTGTTTCAATTACTACAACTTCAGGTACTACAACTTCTGTTGTTTCCACTGCATTCTTAAGCATTCTCGAATTTTTCGACATTGTACTTTAAATTAATGGTTAAACTTAAATCTTCATTTACAATAACTGTTTGAATAGTGTCATCCACTGTATAATAATAGTTTTTTACTCTCGTATATAACTTAACCTTTCGGATTAGAGGAAGATACTGGACTGCAAAATCAAGTCCGTACTTTTTAAGATCATTTACTAACTGTGCTAGTTGTTCTGCATTATAGGTCTTTCTTTTCATATTAGTACTGTTTTTGTAGTTAATGTCTATTTCTTACTGGATTTTCATTAATTAAAGATACTAAATAGTTTTTAATATAAAAAGCAGTTTTTGATCTTTTAGCTTTTTTTAGCACTTAGTTGTATAGTGCCCATATCGAGTATACTGCATGTGCGGACTGAACTCACCTCCCCTCCAGGGCCAGGTTATTTGCCCTATACTTCTTTATCGTAGTGCCCTGTGACTACAGTAACTACTGTATCTAATAAGTAACCAGGGGCATTATACCCCTGGCTGCTTGACTACTAGCGCAGTCCGTATTGTTTCTCTAATCTCCAAACTACATCGATAATGAACTTCTTTGTGTAGCCGGTCTCTTCGTGCATCTGTGCGCGATCTTTGCCCGCAAGCATCATGTTGAGCAGCACTTCGGACTTGTTGACTTTCTTCTCAATGCCACCCTTGGCTATGATTTCAGCCAACTTTGTAGCTTTGGCCTGGGCCTCGGCAGTCTTGATTTCAGCTTTAGCTGCATCTTCCTGGACTTTGAGTTCTTTTAACTTAGCTGCGATCTCAGCCTTTTGGGTCAGCAATGCTGTCAATTCGGACTTCTGTTCTGCTTTGATACGAGCGATCTTTTGATCTAATGATTCTACTGTTGTCATAATACTAAATGTTAGATTGAAATCCTGGAACTACACTATGTAGTTCTCTTTGTTTCAATAATTAAAGATACACATTAGTTTCGCAAGATTTATCTAAAAAACGCAAAAAAAAGCTAAAAGATTATTGTGGTTAGGTCTCCATCTAAATTTTTTCGAATGTTGAAACTTCCTCCTAGTATCTCTCCCCTCTGAAAATCACGCACTGTATAATCAAATATCTATTTATCATAATAATATTCAAACGTTAAAAAAAGCTAAATAATCACTTACAGTGATAATGTATTAAAAAATATGTATATATTTACTCACTGAATCAGTTAACCAATATCACCTATGTGGAAACCGTTCTCTAAGTCGAAAGCAGCAGAACCAGGACAATTTGAGCCTATTTTTGTTACTGTTGGTACAGGCGTAAGTTACGCTCCTGGGGAGATGGATAACCTCGATAGAATAAAGGCCTACACAGAGGTTCCTGAAGTCAATGCAATCTTAAATTTACGCGCTAAATGTTCCTCAAACATGCGCATTATTCCAGTAGACCAAAACGGTAAGGAGCTGGATATTCAAGATGACTTGATTACATTGCTGAAGAAGCCTAACTACTTCCAATCCAAAGAAGAACTATTCGCACAAACTTCACTGTTTAAAGATGTAATCGGAAACGAATACCTTTACATACAGCGCCCATTGGGTATGAAAAAAGCTACTGGTCTATTCACAATACCTTCTCAAGGCGTCTTGTTGGAAAGTAATAGTTCTGCACCTCAGACAACCCCATTCTTTTTACGGAGCACCATGCCGGAGCACCTTGTTTATACCTATTTGGACTACAATGGCAACAAATTTATCCTAGATAGAGACAATTTACTACACCTTAATGATAATGGCATCCGAAATACTACAGAGTCTAACTTCTATATGGGAGTGAGTCGTTTGGATGCTCTGAAACCCCCTATATCTAATATACGTGCCGCATATGAGGCGCGCAATGTGTTAATAGAGAATAGAGGCGCTATTGGTATCCTTTCAAATGCAAGTAAGGATGGAATTGGTGGAGTAGCACCTATGAATAAAGCTGAACGTGCGAAAGTACAAGAAGCATTTCAGGGTTACGGAATTACTAAAGGTAGAAATCCTGTTATTATAACAAATTTAGCATTGTCATGGGCACAGATGGCGGTTGATGTAGACAAACTGAAACTGTTCGAAGAGTGTATTGAAGACACAATCAAGGTTTGTGACGCCTATGGAGTACCATATGAGATGCTTTCTATGACGAAAAATACTACTTTTAACAACAAAGCATCAGCTCAAATTCAATTTTATCGCGATACTATTATTCCGGACGCTAATATTCGCGTTGCAGGTATAAATACTAAGTTTGACACATCATCCAGGGGTTATACACTTATTGCAAGCTTTAACCACCTGCCAATCTTTGAAACTGAGAAAAAAGAACGTGCACAAACGTTATTCCTATCAGTTAACGCACTCTCCAAAGCTTTTGCCGATGGGGCAGTGGATATTTCATTATATAAACAAGAATTAGCTAAATTAGGAATAA